CGAAGTCTCGAGGAAACCGGTGCGCCTAAGGAACGCACCGAAACCTTAATGCACATAAATGTGCAGATTGGTTTCCAAAGGCTGTTAGCCTTCGGACAGTCATGTCCGACTGGGTCCCTTCCGGGGTGATCCAGGTGCGGTTGATACTGCAAGGTGAACTTCAGCTGTCCACTCTACTCTAGAGTCTTCTCGTAATAGAAGTACTCGAAGAGTAGGGGAGCTTCAGTGACTCTTGACCTGCCGTCCCTCGTAAGAGGAACAGCGGAATAGATTCATTGATAACAATAAACTTAAAACAAAAAATGAAGAAAAAACATCAAGATATAAAATCTCAATGATTTTCCATCACTAATGCTTTTAAAGATTATGTTATACATGAACCTATGGTTTCGCTGGGTAATTCTTTTGAGTTACCTAGATTGGTCCGTCAGCTCGGGTGAAGAGTAATCTACGCCTGTACTGATGGTCCAATAAGTCTCTCTCGAGAGCTCCGGATCCTAAACGGTTTTATAAGGTACATCCTCCGTATGCGAAAGCATCACGGAGATATGTACGTTGTAAAATATTTAAAATCCTGCCACCTAGCGGTGCAAAAAAGTATAGGTAAAGATGAGTTCGAGGGCCCTAGGGACCTTGAGCCTGATCTTCCGTTACCCAGATATAGCACTTCTAAACTCCCACGGTTTATACCGTTGAGCGATCGAAGAGCTATAAAAGGGGGAAACTCCTTTCGAATTCGGTACTGGCTGACATTATTCGGCCTGTATCGGATTCTGAGGGTTCCTGGTACTCTTAAATTGAGTACCATAACGGCCCCTTATTCTGGTTCTGAAGATGTCTTGAAGAGAGTGGCAGAAGACCTGCGGTGATGAACCGTTAGGAACTCTGCTATGTTCAACAAGGCAATCCTCGAACGAGAATGAGGAGTACTACCTATTGAGAAAGCATCTCCAACGTTCAAGTCGTCTTGACGAGGTATGCTATCTGATCCTATACGCCTTACAGCGTTAGGACTAGATAAACATATCGAGACATTACTTTGTGTTTTTAAACAATCTAGACTATTACTAGCCTTTGATCGTCTAAAAAACACTAAGTATGCTCCAGTTAGTCCCCCTGAAAAGGAAGATTACCCGTCGATGGGACAACTTGCAACGAAAGAGGAAGCTGCAGGGAAGATCCGCGTCTTTGCTTTAGTGGATGTTTGGACACAATCGTGTCTAAAACCTCTCCATGAAATGCTATTCGCGTTTCTTAAGTCATTACCAAATGACGGGACTTTTGACCAAACAGCAGCTGTTCAAAGAGCTGCTGAGAAAGCCAAAAAATTCCAATGTTCATTTGGTTACGACCTCTCTGCCGCAACCGATAGATTACCTATTGCGCTTCAAGTTGAGATCCTCTCTGCCCTTATTGGGGACGAGGGAGCTCAAGCTTGGAAGAATCTCTTGGTAGATCGTGATTACCGTCTGAAAGACAGTGAAAACGATATTACTTTGAGATACGCAGTTGGGCAACCTATGGGTGCTCTCTCTAGCTGGGCTATGCTTGCTGTAACCCATCACTTAATAGTTCAATTAGCCGCAAATCTCGAAAGGAGCCGAACCGAACAACCTCATATCCCTATTACTAGGGAGAATTGGTATGTCGATAGGCGCCTGGAGTGATTTTCGGATTATGAATTATTAGGTGATGACATCGTGATCTTTAATCCGGGTGTTGCGCGGTTCTATCTTATGTTGATGAAGGACCTTGGGGTAGAAATCAATCTATCCAAAAGTGTCGTTTCAAAAACAGAAAGTTTTGAATTCGCGAAAAACTCGTATTATAAAGGTTCTAATGTTAGTGGTATCTCTTGAAAAATGTTTCTGTCCCAGAATAGTAACATGGGTCGAGTAAATATACTCTACCATTTACTTCCGAGACTTGATTTGAAACATCCTTTAAGGTACATTAAACGTGTACTCCAAAAGAACATTATAGAGCAAGGTGCTATCAAATTTAATTTGTTAGCTCTCCTCGCAATGTTTTGTTCCTCTGGTAGAATCACTTTCATGGAACTTCTAAAGACCATGATGGAACCCATGGACAAACCTCGGAGAAATATAATTCGGGACTCGCAGCTCTTCATAAATGAAGGGTACGCCTCCTTACTTATAGTTGCACTATTACGTGGTCTTCCTCTTCCTCTTAGATCCGATCGATTTATCGAACGAGTCTTTGAAAAAGATTTAGACTGATATAATATTGCACTCCTAAACCGAATCACTAAGCTTAAAGTTAGGCTTGGTGATAAGGACGGAATGGTCAAACGGTTCGTTGGCCTGATGGTTGAATCACTGATCCCTGGATTTATTCCAGAAGGTCATAAAGAGATCTTCTATGAAGATATCTTAACTCTCGATGATTTCGATGAGAAAGAGATAAATTCAGAAAGAAGGGACTTTTATTTCCTTATCTGATCATGGGTTGTAGATCTCCTTGGAGATCTCCAATTCTATGACAGTGGGTCAGTTGATAAAACCGTATCGACCCTTGAAGACTTATTATTAGTCAACGAGAAATTCGATCGAATGATTGAAATATTCGATTTAATAACTCGGGCTGCTAACAAGTCTGAAGGGTTGACCGTATCGCGTATCACCAAAGATTCTCCTCTTAAGGCTTTAAAATTCCTTAAAGGTGTCGATGAACTTAGAAATAAGATCGTCGAACGGGAGAAAAATAAGTGATATGCGGATAGATCCGAAGAACGTTTTGTGGAAGAGACAACGTTTCTACTAAACCTCGAAAGAGATCTTCGTATACGTTATCTTTAAGACATTGTGAGCTTCCTACTACGATAGCCACTGCTGGGGTTAAGAGATTATCCCCGATAGCATGCGACAATTACGTAGGAGGTTAGCATTCCCTGACGAGTCTTCCAGACTCGAAAGGTGCCTTATTGATCCTAATGGTTTTCCCATAGGAGTTGAAGTGCTGGGTTTACCCATACCTTTAGCTTCTGAACCGGCTTAAGCGCAGTTCTTTTGGGAGTTTCCAC